GAAATATAGGGGCAAATCCAGGAACACCACCACCACTCTTAAAATCATGGAGTTGTTGTTGCATATTCATCAAAAAATGATAGCAATATCGTGGTAACAAAATATTATGAGGTTTTACAGTAAATGCATCCGATACGAAAATTGGTTCCTCCCACCAACTAACGAATCCCGCATACGCACCAGAACCTGCGATAACAATTGTTTGTCCGTCGCGATTACTAGTATTATGATAATAAGCTGGTGTGCGTCCGCCAGCGACTACGGGGATGGTTCCATCGATAACATCTTTTTTTGTAATTGATGTACCTCGCTTTAGTTCAGCTATACTGCCTAGAGTTTTCCACTCAACCTCAACCCCATCCAGCAATTTTTCCAGATAATTCAACTCGCTCATTTCTGCACCTCGCAGCCTTCAATTTCAGCCACAATCGCATCAATATCTTTGCGCAACTGGTCTATTTTGCTGACCGTGGTTTTCAGCTCTGCATTCAACTCAGCAATATTGATTATTTCGCGGTTATCTTTCGCTTCCACATAGCTGCTCACTGACAGGTTATAGTCATTCGCTACAATGGTTTCAAACGCGACAGATTTTGCCAGATGAGCAACATCTTCCTTGCTGGCAAATACCTGCATAATCTGGTCGATATGGGCATCGGTCAGGATATTGTTGTTAGTCTCTTTTTTGAACAGTTCGCTGGCGTCAATAAACTGAACGTTGGTATCCGTTTTATGTTTAGACAGAACCAGAATGTTTACGGCAATGGTGGTGCCAAAGAACAGGTTCGGAGCCAGTGAAATTACGGTTTCGACATAGTTATTGTCAACCAGATACTGACGGATTTTCTGCTCCGCGCCACCACGGTAAAAAATACCCGGGAAGCAAACAATCGCAGCACGACCTTTGGCAGAAAGATAGTTCAGCGCATGTAGTACAAAGGCGAAGTCAGCTTTTGATTTGGGGGCCAGAACGCCAGCCGGGGCAAAACGCTCATCGTTAATCAGCGTCGGGTCATCGCTGCCAATCCATTTCACCGAATACGGCGGGTTAGAAACGATTGCATCAAACGGTTTTTCATCTCTGAAGTGCGGCTCAGTCAGTGTATTACCCAGCTTGATATCAAACTTGTCGTAGTTGATGTTGTGCAAAAACATGTTCATACGCGCCAGGTTATAGGTCGTATGGTTGATTTCCTGACCGAAAAAGCCTTCTTCGATGATGTGGTTATCAAACTGTTTTTTCGCCTGCAACAACAGTGAGCCGGAACCCGCTGCCGGGTCGTAGATTTTGTTAACGCTGGTCTGTCCGTGCATAGCCAGTTGTGCAATCAGCTTGGAGACGTGCTGCGGTGTAAAGAACTCACCGCCTGACTTACCGGCATTTGCCGCATAGTTAGAAATCAGGAACTCATAGGCATCACCGAACAGGTCAATCTGATGTTCGTTGAAGTCACCAAGTTTTAACCCTTCAACCCCTTTCAGAACCGCAGCCAGGCGGGCATTTTTATCTTTAACGGTGTTACCCAGGCGGTTACTGGTTGTATCGAAATCAGCAAACAAACCTTTGATGTCAGCTTCTGAAGGATAACCGTAAGCAGAACTTTCGATAGCAACGAAGATGCTGTTTAAATCCGCATTCAGTCTGTCATTGGTATTTGCTTTCGCAGCTACGTTGCAGAAAAGCTGACTGGGGTAGATGAAGTAGCCTTTAGTTTTGATGGCATCGTCTTTAATGTCATCAGTAATTACGCTGTCATCCAGTTTCGCATAACAGATACTGTCATCACCGGCTTCAATATAGCTGGAAAAATTTTCGCTGATAAAACGGTAGAAAAGTGCGCCCAGAACGTATTGCTTAAAATCCCATCCATCGACTGAACCCCTGACATCGTTAGCAATTTGCCAGATCTGGCGATGAAGCTCTGCACGTTGTTGAATACTTGTCATTTTCATCCACTTATTTCAGGTTTAAGTAATTGGAGGGGATTCTACAGCAACTTATATGCATTAGCAGTTCGGAATTGAATGGTACGTGTACCTGCGAGATAAGTCTTAAGTAAACTTAAAAAACTTCATTGTCGACATCAGCCTGCACTTCTTTCTTTGTTACCTATTCTGTTTTGAGATAATAACACCAACAAAAAAACAATTTGTTTAATGGTGCAATCATGAATACAGCCCTTTCCATCATTGACTCTATCACTCCAGACACCGGTATTGACTACCGGCAGGAAATGAATGTTATCCACGAAATTGTGGCCGAATGCGAGAAAGAGATTGCGTTCATGAATAAGGTTCACGACTTCGTTTATGGCGACGAACGCCACAACATGATTAACCGTCTACTGCGACTTAACCACCGGCCGGACGACGAGCGCACACGCTTTAACAGAACCTGGCTGGACAAAGTCGACCTGGAATGGGTGAAACAAAATATCTGGGCCGAGTACTGGAAGAAGGTCACGGATATGACCAACGTTCTGCTGATCATGCCAGCATCCCGCCGCGACGAGTGGCGTGAACAGTTTATCGAGGGCAAGCAGGAAACGATCAAGACTGACAGAACTGGCTATCAAATGAAGGTTAAAGAGTTCGTTGGTGTACCTGAGTTCAAAGCAGAAACGGTCATACCAACGATGCTTAATTTGCTGAATGACAGGCACAAATATCTCTCTGAGCGCGTGTATGGCTTGTTTAAGGCGTTGAGTCCTGCTCACAAGACCAATAAGACGAACGGCTTCAGCGAGCGTCTGATCATCGCCGACTGCATTTCCGATTTCTGGCGGGACAGCGTCAGCGTTAACTACCGGAAAGAGGATTACATAGACGACCTGCGCGTCATGTTGCATTTCTTTGCACACAAAGAATTTATCACCATCAACCGCACGGCCGAGATGCTGTCAGCTGCGTATCGAGCAAATGACTGCCAGACCGGCGACTGGATGAATGTCGACGGAAACCTGATGCGTGTGAAGATGTTTAAGAACGGCAACGTTCACTTTGAAATACATCCTGACGTAGCCTGGAAGCTGAATGAGGTGCTGGCTTACAGTATGCCCGCTGCAATCCCGGCTCCATGTCGTACTGCGCCCAAAACACGGGCACCAAAACAGTTCGGGTTAATCCAGAAGACGATCTCCGAGCCGGTGCGTACTGCGCTTCGCGACGGGCGATCTGGCAATGACAAACGCGTATGGTACTTCTCTGATTCCGGTCTTCAGAAGTCACAGGTGGAAGAGCTGGAGCGTACACTGAGCTTTATTGGCGGCGTGCAGGAGAACAAGCACTGGCAGTTCCCGTATGAGATCGGCCATACGCTCAATACGATTGTGGCCACCGGCTTAATACCGGATACAAAATCACACCAGTTCTACCCTACCCCGCGTTTGATAGCGGAGTACGTTGCCAGAGCCATCGAGCTGAAGCCAGGTGAGAAGCTGCTGGAGCCTGAAGCCGGGCGCGGAGATCTGCTGGCCTGCATCGACGCCAATCCGGAAGACGTTACCTGCATAGAAGTCGCACCTCTCTTCGCTGATATCCTGCTTGGCAAGGGGTACACAAATACGGTCTGCTGCGACTTCATGAAGTGGTCTGAGGACAACGCAGGTTATCAGTTCGACAAAATCGTCATGAACCCGCCCTACTCTCTTGGCCGTCACAGAGAGCACACGTTGGCCGCGCTGAGACATCTGAAAGTCGGTGGGCGTCTGGTAGCAGTGCTGCCGGGCGACGCGCCAATTCTAAACTGGATGACGCTGGATAATTACGTTTATGCCAAAGGGAAGTCGTTTACTAACGTGTTTGAAGACACCGGGATTACTGTCAGTGTATACGTTTTCAAACGCGTTAAATGATAGGTAAACACATACCTAATCTATGTAAGAATATAGTGACTATATGATAAGAGAAAAAACACATGAGCAATCTTCCGTTAGAGCGTTTTAACGTCAAAAGCCATGCCGACTTTCCTTTCAAATTTGTAATGAGAGGTTATGCAGAGGAAGCAGTAGGCCAGATTATCATTGACAAAGGCATTGTTAAGTTTGAAGGGGATTATGATGAATCCGCGAAAACATTCATAGACTTCGTTGCTAAACGTTGGAGCGAGCAATGGAGAGACCAGGAAAAACGTGCTCGTGAATTTGATACATTCATGTCTGAAATTGATACAGCAAAAACGGCTCTGGCTGCGGGTACTCCGTTAGATTTGGAGTCTCTGTTTAAAGGTGAAATGGCCTCTGCGATGTTCGCAACCATGTTTCCCGGTGAGTTTGTTCGTAGCGGGCCAGAAACTACCACCTGCCTGATCAACCTGTTCTGGATGGTCATATCGAGATGGTCATTAACAGCCATGAGAAAGGCTGGGCCGCAATCGTTCCCTGCAAAATTACATACAAGTTGGCGAAAGAAGTTAAGGAGCTTCGAAAAGACAGTGCCGAATCGGAGTCTACCAAAGCCGCAATAAACACCCTTGTTCGCATGGGGTTCACATGGGACGGCGGAGCCTACTGGCAAGCACCTCAACCCATTTTATCCGGCAATTAGGCGCTACAAATCCCTCTGCATGAATAAATAAAGGCCATATGTTATGGCCTTAAATAAATTGTTTTCTACCTTTTCTTATTTGTGAAAATAAGCAGCACTTAGCAGTGCAACAGAAACAGATCCTACGCATCAAAACTTTGTGGCGTTTCGTATGGAGTTCACACCAGCGGTGGCGCTGGCACTACTGGATGAAATTAAGCGTCTGGAGGACACAAATATTGATGCCATGTGACGAATTGCAGAGGTGAGAGGCTGGAGTGCCTGCCGCGCGGCTATGCTTCAGAACCAAGACAGTGACAACACAGTGACAATTAAGGTTGGTTGGATAAGCTGTAGCGACCGGCTGTCAGAAATTGGCGAACGAAACTGGAGAACAAGTTTTCCTTTGCTGGTTACGTGTGAGATTGGCGTTATCCCTGCTTACTACGGCTTTGTAAGCCCTGTTAATAGTTAGCATCTTATTAACATCTTTTTTTAAGAGACAGAGTTCAAAAACATGTTGCTCCAGCATATACTGTGTACATATACAGTATTAAGGGGCGAGTATTATGGGCTTCCCATCTCCTGCGGCGGATTATGCTGAAAGCCGCATTTCTCTTGATCAGCAAATAATCAGGCATCCTTCAGCGACCTACTTCATGAGGGCGGCTGACAGCCATCACCGTGAGGGAATATTGCAGGGGGCATTGCTGGTGGTCGATTCCTCACTCACTCCTGTTGATGGTTCTCTTCTTGTATGTGCTATTGATGGGGAATATCGCGTAAAACGATACAGGAAGTATCCGCGTCAGCATCTGGAGGATTTAAGAACCAGCAAGAAGGAAGCATTGCCAAAGGATGACGATGGATGCACTGGCAGTACTGCCGTGTTTGGCGTGATCACTCACATCATCAACGACGCAAGAAGTGGCGAATTTGATGATTGTCCTGTGATGTAGATAGAAAGCCCTCATTTGTATGAGGGCTTCTAGGTAAACACAAATCACTGCATGTTGCCGAATTTTTTGTTAAGACTTTTTCGTATTGTCTCTATGGTTTTCTCCCTATCTGAATATAGCTCGCTAACTACATAGTCCATAATCTCAAAAGCGCCTTCGATATCTTTGTCCCGAACTTCATCAAACGTATGGCTGCCTGCGTTCCCCAAGAACTTTATCGCCAAAAGATTTTGGGCGAGTTTGCTGCCCTCTTCCGGGATTTTTTCGATACGATGGTGCAATGGGATTGTCTTACCTTTATCATTTTGCGTAGGTATACCCATAGAGGTAAGGATATTTTCTACAGCGATTCTGATTAGGTTTGCAGCGGCACCTTGCTGCATTAAAAAAATGGAAAAAGCAGCCTTCAAGGGGCCACTTACTTCATCCGGGCAGTTCTCTGGAATTTGAAAAACATTCAAGGAAGGAACAAAGCAAAGAGGTTTGTACCATTGATAATATTCGTCCACCGCTTCCTCTGGTCGATATTCTCTGTCCCATCCGGCGTTTCCTATGCACGCAACCGCTTCGCCACATTTTGCTCGAGAACATTTGGCCATACAGCTGAAATAGGACTGAGACATATCGTAATCAAACCAATCTTCATTTTGTGCTTTCCTGGTATCTAAAGACTCCTCTTCAACAAAACTATCTTGCATGATTTCCAGAGTCTTTTGTCCGCAGACCGGACAAGGCCAGTCCACATGTTTATCGCGGTAAAATTGATGGGAAATTTTATGAATAGCCATTTATTTCGCTCCATGCATATTGGCCGAAATGAGTTCAAACGATACCAATATGAATAATAGAAGCATTACTTTAAGGCACTGTGGATTAAATACAAACCATGGCTACCAACAGAAGTAACAAAAGATACTGGTTACAAATACCCGTAAATAAATTGTTTTCTACCTTTTCTTGATTGTGATAATAAACCACACAAGAAAACAAATTGTTTAGGAGTGGCAAAAATGCTGAACATTACCCAAGCCTACCAAGTGGCATTGATTAGTGCATCACATACATCAGAGGAAGATGCTCGCCGATTCATGATCGCAAGCAAGGAGCTGGATTGGATTTCACAAATTGACTACGGTTGCATAGTTCACGCCGGGTTACAGGATGATGATTGGAAAGATGACTTGCGTCGATACGGTATATCCGAGGGCGCGATTGCGAACATTCAGAAGGTACTTGATGTAGGCTTTGACTCTGTGCATTTCGATTGTGGAGCACCGGTCGTTGAAGGGCTTGAGTGCTGGAAATGGTAATCCGGCAATCGTTTCATACAAGATAACGGAGAATATATGCTTAAAGAGGATTCATATCTTTTAAAGACGCTTGAAATGCGTGGCGTTGAACCTACAGTGAAAAACGCTCACGATATCTACCTTCAGTTTTCACCGGAACTGAAACGGCTCATAAATAAATATGGAGTGAATGACTCCGGCGTCAAAGCCATGATAGATGATGAATTAGACCATCTCACCTAAATAAACCGTTGACATTGGCGGTCACAAATTGATTCTTTTCTATAAGAATCCGTTGATCGCCACTATTCCCCTTCTATACATTCAATCACATCCTTAAATATCAACAGGTTATAGTTGTTTATACCAACAAGAAAACAACTAAATAACAGATCAACGAAACGTCAATGCTTTCCCCCGATTTGGTCTAAAAAATTGACGTTTTCACACATCACTTCTTATACCCGCAATCCTACGCAGCAGATAGCGCCACAGCGTTCAATTCTCACTACAGACGGACATACACACCACCAATAAAAATACACGCCCAAAATCGCTCCCGCTGCGTTACATAACCATATAAACAATTTGTTTTCAGGAATAACAAAACAACTAAATAACACATATGCCATTCCCCAAAACAACCCACCTCTTCCTGTCAGGCTACCGAAAAGACCCACCTCATTGCCCCAGGCTACAGACCACCCACCTAATATCCCCAGGCAACCGAGAACGCGGCTCGCACGCGCAAACCCCGATACGTCATTACCCAATACACGGAGAAGAACAGCCAGAACGAAACCCCGGACAAACCCAGACAAGAACAGGAGCCGTCACAATCTCGTTTACCCACCATTACCCCGAAAGAGAGCGCAAATTCCTGAATAGCAGGGAACGCCATTACTTCATATGCGGAGAACAACTAAAGCGCCCTACTGCCATTACCCACACTTCCATCAATTCACGTAAACGAAGAGAAAAGCGCACCTGCCATTATTCAATACACGGAGAAGAACACTCCCCAAAACGACGAGAACAACCCAGAAAAGAACCACCTCAAGAACAATGAAACCACATACGCCGGTAGAAAGAACAAACCACCCATTTCACCCACAGGAATAGTCGCCGTATTGAGCGTTATCAGAGAGAAGGTTTATGCCCACATAAGAGAGAAAATTTGTGGGAGGTATAAGTGGGAAGGGAAGGAGGGGTATCGCCACTTTCTTCGTATAAATTCAAGCCATAGTTTTCATCCCCCGTAACGTCCCTTTCCACCCCTTCGGTCAGCCTTCGGGCCATCCAGGGAAAAGGCCATGTCCCTTTTCAGGAACGGGAGCGTCGCCGCAGGGAAAAGGCTGGAGGTTTTCAGGGAAACGGTGGGAATCCCGCTGTACGAACCGGGAAAAGGCTGGCTGCCGGTCGGGAAACGGGTACATCCCGGTACAGAGTGAGGGACGACTGCGGGAGCGGTGCGGGAAATCTTCGGGAGTGCGCCTTACTCTTCACTCGCCTGAAAATCGCGGGGGAGTGTCATTCCCTCTCGTGCAGCTACTGGACTCCAGTCTGCCAGACCATCATCGGGTCTCAAGCGATTTCAGTAGGTTTTCGGGGAGAAGAAAATTCTGCCCACCAGCCCTGCGGCGCGCGTAGAGCAGAATATCGTAAATACTGGTTCCCGTGTCGTTCACGGATATTCACTGCCCAGCCTGGCTTTCACGACATAAAATCCTTTTTCGCCTTTGTCTTATTGCGATAATAACACCAACAAGTAAACAACATGTTTAGACGTTATATAAACGAAGTGAGGATGAAGAGATGATTAAGATGCCTGTGACGGTTGAGGTGTGGGGCGTGGATTCTCTGGCTGAGTGTCTGGATGCAGTGGGGCCGGAGTTGTACCGCAAGTTGTGGTCGTTCGTCCCGGCAGAAGGGGAATCGCCCAAAGGGAAGGATATCTGGCACCTGCTTAGTGAAGATGAAAAGCGGGAGCTGGTGGACGCGGTACACAGCGAGTTCCCGGACGACGAAGATTAAGAGTGAGACCACCAGCACGGTGGCTTTTGTCGCTATTAACCTCCGGGGCAGCGCAGCACCGTAACGATATACTTTGTGGCCGTTTTCTTGCTGGTATTGTTTACGCAATTCAGAAAACAACATGTTTAAGGATTGCTTTATGTTTGCAAATATCGACATCAACCAAATCAAGAAAATGACTCAAAAAGAGTTTGACCAGTTTTATGAGTTAGAAGGTTGGTCTTCCACGCTGATCAATTCGCGCTGGGTGCTTGAGCTGATGACTCGTGATGATGCTCCTGCTTTGATTATTTGCGACATGGGTGAAGATGCTGACTTTATGGATATGAGCGAATTTTGTGTGGACACATACAACCGCAGCCAGAAGTACTACTTCACATGCGATAGCGAGAATGACGTGATTTCTAAGCTCTATCTTCACCTTGTCCAGCATTGGGACGTGCAGGAATTCCTTGAGTTATTCGCGTAAGCCCAACCAAAGCCAGCACCGCCTGCTGGCTTAACTTCTCTGTAGCCGCAGGGAAGAACCACCTTTAGATAATTCATGTGCCTGAGCAATATGCTTTGTAGCCGTTTTTACACTGGTATTATTTACGCCATTGAGAAAACAATTTGTTTACGGAGTGGTGATGAATACTTCATTGGCGCTGGGTCTTGCTGAAGGCCAGGAGAGAAAAGAAAAACCAACCTTAATGGGGCATCTCACATTGCTGGATATCGTAGCGAATGGGACTTCTATCCGTCTGTTTCGTGAAAAAGCCATTACCTTCGACGCGGGCAATTTTACGCGCTATGTGATGGTAGTTCGTCGCCAGCGTGGAAGAGGGTGGATGTCGGTCCAGAAAATGTGGCCAGAGGACCAGCTTGAACTGGCGCTGATGGAAGCCAACCGTGTCGCCCAACAAGAGATCCAACGAGCGTCTGTTCAGGCGGTAGCTTAAACATGTGCAAGCAGTAGTTAGTCGAATGTACGACAGCCCCGCCAATCCTTCGGGGCTTTTTTGTATTGTAAGTACTTACTTATGATAATAAAATTAAAAATTAAACACTAAGGAGAGTGAAATGACCGTTAAACGCGAAAATCTGACCCTGGATATGTATTATGCATCAGAGACGGAAAATGGAGACAAAGTTGCAAAAATTACAATTGTGCTACGCGATAATGCCTCCGGCGAAGAAGTTCACACCAGTACCTTAACTCGCACCGGCGAGGCCACAAAGGGAAAATATTCGGTGCGTTACCAAAGCATCAGTAATGCTTCTGACCCTTTACTGATAAAACTGGAAACTCATTTCCGTGGCGCGGATCAGACGTTGTTTGAAAATTTGATGAAAAAGGTCGATGCGGTTTATACATCGAGTTTAAATACCAATAGTACCTGGATGGGACAACACGGTCTGCGAATAATCTCCGGCGAAAAGATCGACACCATTGTCCCTGAAAGCGTATTCGCTTAATCCTCTTTGAATGGCGCGTAAACCGCGCCATTTTCTTATTCCCGATAACAATTTGTTTTCTGCCTTATCTGATTTGTGAAAATGATTTCACTGAAGCAACTTAATAAGGATACCATCATGGGACTTGATATCTATATCGAGACGCAGCCTAAAAACGATCTGAATAACGAGGCATCCAGAAAGCAGGTTGCTTACTTCCGTAAGTTCAATGCGCTCGTTGGGTGGATGGAGCGCAACGTAGGTGAAGTCGAAAATTGTGAGCTTTTAGAATTAACGATGAATGACATTTGTTTTCTGAAGGCTCATTTGATGCACATAAACGAAAGTAATTGCGAAGTGTACTTACCTACCCGGGAAGGTTTTTTCTTCGGCAGTCAGGAGTACGATGAAGGTTACTGGCATGACGTGGATAAGCTGAAAAAACTTGTGGAAGACCTGATCAGGAACCACGACTTTCACAATAACAGACTGACGTTCCGTGCCTGGTGGTAAATATGGGCGATTTCAAGAAACGCCTGAAGGAGAGAGCCGAGATGGTCAGAAAGCGAAACGCCTCTTCTGTCATAAGATACGCAAGGCAGTTTAGTCGCAACAACAAATCAGTTGAGGAAAAGATCCTTAGCGTAATCGGGCGATAATTATTAAGGCCACCAGCATTGGTGGTCTTAAATGACTTTTAATAACCGAAGGTTAGTTTGAAACCTGGCTATCAACTTCCAGAACCTTTCTTGTGTATTCAGCCTGTATTAACTTCTTTTATGCCTTATCTACACTGCGATAATTACACCAACAAGAAAACAATATGTTTACGCAGTGAGGATATGCTCATGACTGATTTCACCATTACCCCTAAAGCACAAAATGTATTCCTTGAATCATGGCTGGACTTGCCGGAAACAGAACAGCAAGAAATGGATCATGTGGAATATGACGAGCAGGTAAGCACGCGATTCTTCCACTTTGAGGGCTGCGTTTACGACATTGCCGACTTCATGCGAGATGACCGCTTCCCTGAATGGCACGCAAGCTATCCACTAAACGCCTTCGCCATGCTGATGATCCGTGTGGATGATTCAGGGGATACCATCGACATCGGTCTGCTCCACTAAAGAGTAAGGCCACCAATGCTGGTGGCCTTGAATGACCATCCTGTTTCCCGCAGGCTAAAAACACCAACCTCTTACCTCCAGGCAACCGACAAACCCACCTGTTCCCGTCCGGCTACCGCAACTTTCCACTTTGACGCCTTATTCGTACAACGATAATTAACACCAACAAGAAAACAATTTGTTATTTACGATAAGGAATTAATCATGAATTTTATCGCTACTGTAAACGCACCCGCACATGGCAATATCGCTGTAACGTTCTCTGATATTGAAAAACGAGTACTTGGTGCATGGCGCGACAATGAGACGGTAGAACTGTCAGCACAAGAAAAATGCATTATTGCACGCGACATCATTTGCAAACGTCGTTACTCACGGGTAATTGAGAAAGCGTATGTCGCAAATTCTGGCTTCGGAACATTTGTCTTCCCGGTACGCTCCGGGCGATTCTGCCAGTCCAAGCTGATTGAGTTCGCTACGCAGATTTCTGTCTGGATTAAAACTCAATCGTCGTTCAAATTTTCCGACGATGAAGCAGTATCGCAGGGGATGCGGATCGCCAACAATGCAATAAAATGCAAAAACATTACGTATGCCGCTGGCGTTGACACATGGAAACTGTTTTGCGCTAACTTTATGCTGAATGTATACGCAAGCAACCGCATCCACATCCTTGATGGCGTGTAACTGAGAAGAGGGCCAGAAACGGCCCTTTCTCTATAGCCACCAGCTGCCGCAGGGAAATTTTCAGAAACGGCGAGGAACGCATTCATGAGCCGACGGGAAACGGCCAGGATTTTTTCGGGAAACGGCGGGGGTCGCCTTTATGTAGAAAACTGAGCGGGAGAAACCCGGAATCGCGCCAGAAATTGCGTAGCGGCGCTGGGGTAGCGCTGGTGGGGGTTTCAGCCCCTGGGCCATCCAGATAGCTTTCGCTATGTGATTATGTGAATCCGTGGGTAAATCACTGTAAGCGCGTACACGTTGCCCAACGTGGCAATCATATGCGAGCGGATACAAAACAACACAAAGAGCCGATCCGCGCCGACAAATAAACGCGGATCACATAGCAAGACTAAAAGCCAATGATTAACCATACTCTATAGCGCAATATAACGCGTTTTAAGCGCGTTAATGTGTTAAGTAATGGGTATGTACTAACAAGGATATAAAAGCGCGTCTATGGCGTTATTTTGGTGCTTATTTTTATGTTGTTGAAGCGAGTTAAAGACAATAAAAAACGCGCCAATGATGGCGCGTTATGGTGGGAGTATTGGAAACGAAAAAAGCGCCCATAGTGGGCGCTCGATTTTATTTGTGTAAACTAATTTTGAATCCCATTTCTACAAACGCTTTTAACATTAAAAATATATCAGCGTCATTCACGTCTGCTTTTTTTCGCTCCTGGTCGTTCAATAAGTCAATTTTGCGCGTTGTTTCATTTATAAACTCGACTGCGCGCCCAGCGATCCCAGCGATCCCAGCGATGCGATTAACATAATATTCATTATGGACGTTAACGCCAGCGATAAGAACAAACATGATTAAGCTCCTTAAAACTAGCGCCCATAGTGGGCGCTATATCCATCTAATTACGCTTTGAAAGCATCAGCCAGATAGTTATAAAAATCATTTTTAACGAAGCGATATTGCTGTGATCCGTTTTTCGCTGCACCCATTCCTTTGATTTTTTCGACCAGTCCCAGACGTTCGCAAAGATTGATAAGCTGGTTGGCTTGAGTGTATCCTGCGTCTAATTTTATTTCGTTGGCTTTTTTCGCTTCATTCATTAAATCGAAAACAGCGCCATTGGTGAACGTGTCGATCTCGTCGTTAATCATATCGATTAAAGCGAATACACGAGATCCGGACATATCAGCGACGGAATAAACACACTTTCCAGCTTTAATAGATTTAACCAGATAAACCAGTTTTTCGAGTGAATAGCTATTGGTCATAGCTTCACGGAAAAACGCTTCAGGTGCTTGTTTACTTGCTTTAATCGCGTAGTAAAAGACACCAGCTAATTTCTCATCATTAACAGCGTTTAAAACGTTGTTGGTGAAGTATGCTAGTTTGGTAGACGCTGCAAGCATGTTGGCTTTATCCGCTTTTGTGTGCGTACCATTCTGATAATGATTGTTATAAGTCTGAGTAGCGTTGTTGGCTGCAACTTGCAATTCATTAGCGATAACTACAGCAGCGTCGATGATGGATTTTTTAGAAATGGTAACGTTAGACATGATGTTAATCCTTATGTAATGTTGATAACTTAATTTGTTATTTATTTATCGTTAGCGCGTTCGCTTTCGATGTGATTAATTATCGACATACAGAAAATAAAATCAAGAGTTTTTTGTTCGGGAATGAAAAATTTTATTAAATAAAAATCAAAGCCTTAGAAATAAAATGCATTTTCTCGAAGGTGTTGCCTAAATAAATTCTCTATTCAGCCAATCACCCTTATATATTTAAATTGGAATCGAGTTTGTGGGAAATAAATATAACGGGAAGTGACGAATAAAATAATAACCGGACTTAGCCGGTTATTACCCTTATAGATTTAAAACGGTAAAATTCGTTCGACCCAATCGAACATGGCGACTGTCTTCCTACCGTCCCCCATGTTGAGTGTGACCTGACAAGCGTCAACGCCTCTTGACACCCCTTCTATTTCACGACCGTCCGCCATGTAGACCCTTATAGACTTCTGCATCTCATGGGCCTGGCGACAAATTTTGAAGAAATCACGGCGAGATGGCCGATTGTCCACATAGTCTGGGTGTATCGTTGTCCGACCCGTGAAGTCGTGTGCAATGCCTTCTGTCACACCTGATTCAATCGTGCTGATTCGCTCAAGTGGGAGCCTTATACGATTATCTTTGTCGAACGGGGCAGGGCAAAGATCGACCTTGTTGCGTGACGACATGAGACCCTGAACATACATGCAGAACACCTGACCATCTTCCATCGTGACCCTTACAGGAATAAGAGATTTGCGCCAGAACATCAGCGCTTTCTCCACGTTGGTGTAATCGCGCGGCCAGACTTCTGCAGGAATCCCGTAGGTGATGTCAGTAATATTCGTCATATCGTCACAGTGTCGTTGGTAAGATGTCGATGTCACCAGCATTACTGGTGAACACCCGGAAGACTTTCGTCTCGCCAGCTTTGGTAATCGTCTCGCGTTCCTGACGAGCAAGATTCAGTGCGCACAGCCCAGCGCCTTCGAGTGAGGCGCCAACAATCCATTCTCCGGCATTCAGATGAAAAGTGACTTTTTCACCTGTTTCCAGTTTTGCAACGGTTTCGCCATTGATGAAGATCGATGCGTCGCAACCGGCGCCCACCATGCTTTTATCTCTCATAACCACCAGCGTCGATGCCGCCGGAGATTGGTATTTGAATATTCTGGCCTGCGGTGCTGGCTTTGCCTCAGAGACAGGAATAGGACGAGATTGACATGCAGTGATAAGTAACGCGGAGGCAGCAACCAGAGGAAGTAATACGTGTTTCATTGTACCGAACAAAATCCTTATCTTTACGAAAATCATGGCGCCTCAAGGCGCCATAATGCTCAATCGAGGCGTTTTAGAATATCGGCCAGATCTTCTTTGGTCATACCCGAGTTTTCGTAAATCTTCATGACCTTTTCACGAGCCTTTGCAGTAGTCTCTAATGACGTAGCTATCTTATCAAAATCACCCATCGTCATATTGGACAGCACCAGATTGATGATGTCTGCTTTTGACAGTTTTATGCTGCGTTCACGCAGTCGATTCTGAAAGGTCTCTAGTTTATCGTTTGCTTTTTCGGTTAACTTAACCTGGCAGTTAATAGCGCGTTTCTCGCTCATGCTTACTCTCTATCCAAAACAGTGAAATCGAATGTGCTGCCAACCGGCAAGACCCCCTCGGCAAACCCAGGCGTCGTGTCGATAATGTGTTTCCGCTCATATGAATGCGACATGAGGTATTTGTTGCTCACGTCGATGAAGTCGGTAATAAAGCACACGTTAGCCTGATTTTTCTTGGCTCGTAAGCCACGACCGACACGTTGTCTCATTTCAACTTCTGCTTTCCCGCCACCACCCAGAATCACCGCGCCTACGCTTGGAACGTCGACACCAACATCCAGAATGGTTGAACCAATGAGAACATCTATCTTGCCTGCCGCCAGACTATTAAGTTTTGCTTGTCGGGTAGTCTGGTTTGATTCTCCGTAGATGAAATCGACCTTGAGGCCACTCTCTTTCATCATTTCCATCAAGATCTGACCATGACGCTTCAGACGAACCAATGTCATACAGTTCAGACCGTGACTCTTGTACATTAGCGCTTCACGCACAATAGCTTCGTTGCGGCCCAGATTATAGACGATGCCTAACTGATAGGCTTTCTGGTAAGCCGTGCTCATTCCAACCCTAAAATTCAGGTGTTTTGAAGCAAGTTCGACTCTAATCCGCGCCTCATCTGGAGTGTACGCGATTTTATGATATAAAAAGTATGGTTTCGCTAAAATACCTCTGTCGATCAAATATTTCTCCGTTACTTTTATCTCGATGCGACCCGCAACGGCCATGAGACGCATATTTGCTTCAGTCGAATCCTTCATGAACGGCGTAGCTGTCAGCGCCAGACGGTAGTCGGCATTGGTACACAACCGGGCTATATCGTAGAAGTTTGAGCCGGATGATTCGTGCGCTTCTTCCAGAATCAGCAGAGAAACGCTGGACAGGAAGCGCTTAACCAATTCCCGGCGTTTCAGGTGATACTGTTTTTTCTCTGGAGATGCGTCGCGCGACGGCTCTTCGAGAAAACTAACAAGGGTCTGAACCGTGGCAACGTTGATATGGCGCGATACCTGGAACTCACCAGATCCAATCACCCCAACTTTCTGACCTTTCAGCCACGGCTCGCCATTCTTCGCGCGGTAGTCGATGGATTTCTGGAAGTTCTCTGCCATCTGGAACATCAGAACCGATCGCGTGGTTAAAAACAGCGTCATACGACCAATGCGAGCAGCAGCCTTACACGCTACGTTCGATTTACCGCCACCCGTCGCAATCTGGGCAATCATCATCCCTTCGCGCACCAGTGTTTCCACTGTCTGATCCTGATACGCGTAGTCCGGGTTATACGGGAATGGGTTAACCACCGGATTCGGCTTACCCAGCGCGGGAGCTTTTTCCTTGCGAACATGCACGCATTTGATGCCAGCTTTCAGAAGATTGGTCGCAACTGGCTTCGCAAACCCAGCCGGGAACGCGTTTTTACTCCAGTTGAACATCGTGCTGGTCCCTTTCCAGTCACCAGCCTCCACTTCATAGCTCAACATCTCCTGAACAAGCCGTTTCACGTTGTCATCAGCGCCAGAAATCAGCGCATTGACTGCATTTGATACAATCCGAACAGTCATAAACCTCTTTCCTTCGTGCCTTTTGTATGGTAATTGGCTATTATGTTAAGTAAGTGCTTACACAATGTATTGTATCAAAAATATGGGTGTGAAAATTACGATTCTACAGGTGGAAGTCGCGAACCTGCGTCCGAACCCCTGGAATACCAACTCCGTTGGGGCGCAAAACTTCGAAAAACTGAAAGGTTCCATCGAAAAGTTGGGCTTTTTTAAGCCAATTCTGGCGCGAGAGCTGGACGGCGGCATTTTTGAAATTCTCGGTGGCGAACATCGCTGGCGTGCCGCGATGGAGCAGGGCATTTCAACGGTTCCCGTCATCTCCGTGGGCAAAATTAACGACCTGGTGGCCAAACAGATGTCCCTCGTCGACAACGAGCGCTACGGCGAAGACGATCAGGTCGCTTTGCAGCGCTTAATCGAAGAAATCCAGTCTGAAATCGACTACCGGTTGTCCGATATCGCCCCGTATGACGACGAAATGGCGGCAACGCTCGCCAAAGCATCCGTTATCGATCTTGAAGCGCTGGAAGCGCTCTCCCGCGGCGATGACGAGCCGATCGGTGAGGACAAACGCGAGAAAATCGAGCGAGTCGGTGCTGAACACCAGACGATGCGCTTCAAAGTGACGTTCGATGCGTCAGATCGCGTCGCCGATACCATCAAAACCATCATCAAAGAGCAGGGAATCAATACCGGTAACGAAATGGAGAACGCCGGGGAAGCCTTGGTGTGGCTGGTCGACTACTACAAGGAGCGTATGTAATGACCAAGAACTTTGAAATCGTATATCGAAACCCGGCAGAACTTATCCCGTATGAGATGAACGCCAAAAAACATGACGAACAGCAGATCCGCGACCTGGCGGCTGCCATCAAAAAGCGCGGTTTTGACCAGCCGATCACGGTCGACAAGCACGACGTCATCATTACTGGTCACGGTCGTCGCGAGGCGGCACTTCTGGCTGGTCTGGAGCGTGTGCCTGTCATCGTTCGCGACGATCTGAGCGAAGAAGAAGTGAAGGCGAAGCGTCTTGAAGACAACCGCCTGGCCAGTATTGACTACGACGCCATCAAATTGCAGCAGGAACTGGAGTCCCTGGTGCTGGGTGACGTTGAGGTCTTTGGTTTTGAAGAGCGAGAGCTGAACGTGCTTGTTGGCAGCATGACCGAAGAGATGGAAACAGGCTCTCTGGTGCTCGATCTGGGTGAAGAGACGGAACGCCAGAAAGAAGAGCACACCGAGATCAGTCGCGAAGTGGCCTCTGAAGAAGTCCGAGTCATCGACGTATTGGGCTTTAAAACGCTCCCTGCTGGCTCTGCCATTGTGGTTGGGGATTTGCTTGCCCACATGGAAGAAATTACGGGAGAAAGCGGGGTAGACGCTTTCGTGGCGTATGCGGAGAAAGTTTCCTCTGGGGAGCTGGCTGCATGAGCAAATACACCATCAATGTATCGTTTCAGACTCGCGTGAACAAAACCACGCGCACGCTGGAGATTGCCGAATCGTTCGGTCTTGGCCTGGACGAAAAAGAGTGGACGCTTTACGACAATCTGGAGCTGGAAGTGAAGCAGGGCGATGTGGTGTACATCACCGGCCAATCCGGTTCAGGTAAATCTGTTGTTCTGCGCGAGCTACAACGCCAGATGAAAGATGAAGGGCTTTCTGTGGCCTCCATCGATAATTTTAATTTCGACAATGAGGTTAACGTCATCGACCAGCTGGGCAAAACCACCAGTGAAGCGCTGGGCTTGCTGTCTATGGCCGGATTGAATGACGCCTATCTTTTTGTGCGCAAGCCATCCGAGATGTCTGACGGCCAGAAATACCGTCTCAAGATCGCCAAGCTGATCGAGTCCGGCGCCAAAGTCTGGGCAGCAGACGAATTTGGTGCTGTTCTCGACCGGGTAACCGCTCAGGTTGTGGCGTCAAACCTCCAACGTGCTGCTCGTAAGGTCGGCGCAACGGTAATGGTGGCGACGACCCACGAAGATCTGAAGAACGCGCTGCGCCCGGATATGCAGATCACCAAGCACTACAAAGAACGTGTGAAGGTGGAATATGCCTGATTTGAAGATCGTAGAGCTGAAGCCATCGAAAGAGACTGACAACAACAACGTTGAAGTCATCCGCCTGCTGGAAGAAGCACTCCAGTACGCAAGAGAAGGCAAAAGTCAGAGCCTGGCTCTGCTGATGATCGACAACGACGGCAATGTTATGGATTGCTGGCATAACGGTGGGCGTCCATACGTCATGGTTGGGGCGATGGAATCGCTTCGCCTGGACTTCATCAATGCCAATATCGAGCGCAGGTGATCGACATGACAGGCATCATCATCAAACGCTACCGCCCGGAAGAGTTCCCGCGTCATCTGGACTTTCTGGAGCGTATGACCGTTACCAAAGGCACGGTTGAAGACTGGCACGCGCTGAAGTCGCTGCACTACAAGACGGATGGTAAGCCGTTCGCGCCAACGTATTATCGCTGCGAACTGGACGACCGGCTGGTGGGCGTCGTGGTTATGGCTTACCCGAAACTGCTGCTGGCGCCTCGCCATCGCATGTTTCCTAAGCTGAAGCCAACCACCAATACCACCGTGGCCAACCAGTATTGGGGCCGGTACGTGAACAACAACTTTGCCGTGATCAGCCGTTCCGTTGTTGACACTCAGTACCGCGGTGTCGGCGTCTCCTATCGAATGATTAACCTGGTTAGCAGGATGCACGACCGGCCAATCATCGAGATCCAGTCGTCGATGAGCAAATACAACCCGTTCGCCATGAAAGCAGGGTTCCAATTCATCCGTCCGGAGCGTCCGAAGAGCTATGAGAGTGCGTTGCGCGTCTTCCAGCGTCATTTCCGTTCTGACCCTGGCGACAACGAAGCGATCGTCAAAGAGCTGTTCGCCATGAGTGAGTCTCGCCGTCGTCGTGCGCTGCGTGATCTGGTCGCTGACTACCACAAGAACAGTTCCCTGGCCAAAGCCGGGCGTAATCGTGGCACGACGATTCAGGACATTGCCGACAGCCTGGTGGACGAGGCCAGCATCGTGAAGCTGCTCAAGGACATTCACAACCTGAGCTTCACGTCTCCGCTGTATGGCGTGTACCGAAACCCGGACTTTGGTCGTCAGCTGCCGGACACGCTGCCACTGCTGGCATTCGACAAACAGCCTTTGAATAAACCTCTTGAAATTGCATTACCGGCATAAGGATTTGCCATGACGTTGACCGACAAACAAAAAGACATCATCAAAACCATCAATTTAGGCCATGAGCGTGGGCATCTGCTCGATCTGGACGAGCTGCTTGAAGTGCTGCCGTACAAAACGACCAAACAGAGTATGCAGTTCTCTATCCGCGCACTGGTGAAAAAGGGGCTGGTGGAGAAAGGAATGTGCCGCCAGCGCGGTGATTCCGGCTACCACCGTCGCACGCTGGGACTGACCACGTTAGGTCGTGCCAGAGCCAAATTACTGGTGATGTAAGTCGGTCTGGGAGCCAGTTTGAGAGCCTGCTTCCGTATATATAAATACTAAGTGACTTATTAAATATATACGGAAGCAGGTTCTGAATACTCCCCAGCCCGGTTTTAAACACCCAGAAAACAAATTGGTTAGGCACTGAATTAAACAAGTTGTTTAGGAGCGCAAGGATGCGCTCTGAGTGTTTTAGAGGGATCTATGACTGTAGAAAAAGACGAGAGCAAAACTCGCCTGACACCAGCTGAGTGGGCAGAAGCCGAAGCGAAGTGGACTTCCGGCGAATACACACTCTCCAGGCTGGAGGAAGAGTACGGCATTCGTCGTGAAACGCTCTCCAGACATTTCAAAAAGCGTGGATTAGAGAAAGGCGCGGACTCCGTTGGGAAGATGGTGCGCGAGTCGCTCAAATCCGACGCAGAGCTGCGTGCGAAGGCGCGTGCAGAGAAAATCGAAGAGCGCCGGACTCGTTACGACGATTGGGCGTTCGCACTCGGTCGTATGGTGATGCATGAGGTGGCCACAGCCAAGAAGGACGGCAGGCCACTGGCAGCCATCGAAGATGACCTGAAGAGTCTCCAGCGTGCCAGCGGCACACTCGCTAAGTGCTTCGAAATATCGTCGAAAGCGCTCGGTATGGATCGCGTGGAGAACGAGGACGACGAAATCCCGAACCTGGTATTTGGCGAACTTACGCCTTCCCAGGTGGCGCAGCTGCGTAAGGAAGATGATGAGCCGGATCTGATTGATGACGATCTGCTTGAGTCACTCGAAGAGGAAGCACTGAGCGAAGCTGAGGGCGATTCTGAAGCGTCTGGTGATGAAAGTGATGGGAGCGTCTGACTATGGCCATCCCGTCGTCTCTGAGTCTCGTACAGCTGCATTCTGGGCAGATGCAAGTCTTCCAGTCGCCACATCGTTTCAAAGTGGTGTGTGCGGGTCGACGCTGGGGTAAATCCCGGTTGTCGATCTCCACCATCATCCGCGCGGCAGCCAAAGAGAAGAAGCAACGTGTCTGGTATGTCGCACCGACTTACCAGATGGCTCGCCAGATCTTGTGGGATGACCTGCAGGAAGTTCTGCCGCGCAAATGGGTTCGTAAGAAAAACGACACCACGATGACCATCGTGCTGAAGAACGGCTCTGAAATCGCGCTGAAAGGTGCGGATAAGCCCGATACGCTTCGTGGTGTGGCACTGCACTTTGTGGTGCTCGATGAATTTCAGGATATGAAGCCTGACACCTGGTACAAGGTACTGCGTCCGACACTGTCCTCCACCCGTGGCGGTGCGCTGATCATCGGTACGCCAAAAGGCTTCTCCGAGTTCCACAAGCTGTGGACTATCGGTCAGAACAAAGATTTGCAACGCAAGGGGCAGTGGAAGAGCTGGCAGTTCGTTACGGCCGATTCTCCGTTCGTACCGAGCGCGGAAATCGAAGCAGCGAAGAACGATATGGACCCTAAATCGTTCGCACAGGAATACCTGGCCAGCTTCGAAAACATGTCCGGACGCGTTTACTACCCGTTCGACCGCAATGTGCATGTGAAGCCACTCCAGTTCAATCCGAAACTGCCGATCTGGGTTGGTCAGGACTTCAACATCGACCCTATGTCATCGGTCATCCTGCAACCGCAGCCAAATGGTGAACTGTGGGCTGTGGACGAATTGGTGTTGTTCTCTTCTAACACGGCTGAAGTGTGTGACGAGCTGGAGCGTCGATACTGGCGCTGGAAATCTCAGGTCACTATCTTTCCTGACCCGGCAGGTGCGTATCGCCAGCACGCACGCGGCGAATCTGACGTCGACATCTTCAAAGAGAAAGGTTTCCTTCGAGTCGATTATCCGAAGAAGCACCCGCCGATCGCAGACCGTGTTAACGCAGTGAACCGCATGTTGATGAGTGCCTCGGGCGAAACCCGGTTGTACATCGATCCGAAGTGCAAACACCTCATCGACTCGCTGGAGAAGGTGATCTACAAGCCAGGCTCACGCGATATGGATAAGACTGGCGGCATCGAACACAGTGCGGATGCGTTGGGTTATCCGGTTCATCGTAGGTATCCGGTGAAAAATCGTGTTATTCTTGGTGGATCTAGATAGGTAAGTACTTACCTGATCGGAAAGGAAAATCAAATGGAATTGACTGACAAGCAAATCAAAGACCTTGTGGCACGACGCCACCCTGAATATGAGAAGAAAAAAGAACATTGGGACTTCCTCGCCAGCACCTACGCTGGCGGGCGTGCCTGGTTCAACGACAATATCTTCCGTTACTTCAAAGAGGGCGATCAGGAGTTCAAAGAGCGCCTGGAACGCGCTTATCGCTTCAACCATACGCGCGAAGTGGTAAACCTCATCAACAAATACCTCTTCAAAGAGGTCATTCACCGCAACACTGATGAAGCACCGGAGCAGATCCGCAATTTCTGGAAGCGAGCCACGCGCCAGAACGCCTCCATCGATGCGTTTATGGCGGCTATCGATCTGCAATCATCCATTTATGGCCGTATCTGGGTTGTCGTGGATAGCACGATGAACGTCGATGTTGAGTCTGTTGCAGACGAGAAGAAAAATGATGCGCGTGCCTACGCTTACTGGATTTCGCCGCAGCAGCTGCTTGATGTTGCCTGGGATGAAGACGGCAATATGTTGTGGGCGCTGATTGTTGAAATCGCGCGCGACGACGAAGATCCGTTCACTTCAACCGGGCAGGAATACCAGCGTTACCGTCTGTGGACGCAAAACGAGTGGTATCTGTTCCGTGAAGAAGTGAAGAAGGGTTCCGGAAATAGCGGTCGCCGTCAGGCCAAAGTCGTTCTGGAGGATAGCGGCCAGCATAATCTGGGCGTGGTGCCGGTGTTCCCGGTGGATTGCATTGGTGAAAGCGAGTCTCCGTATTTTAGTCCGTCGTTGATTGACGATATTGCCTATCTTGATCGCGCCGTGGCCAACTACCTGTCGAACCTTGACGCGATTATTCAGGATCAGACATTCAGCCAGTTAGCGATTCCGGTTCAGTCCCTGCTGCCGGGCGATGAAAACCACACCAAAGTGCTCGAAATGGGGACAAAACGTGTCTTCACCTTCGATTCTGAGAGCGGTAATCAGCCATTCTATCTGTCTCCAGACCCGAAACAGGCTCAGATGATCATCACCACGATTAAGACGGTGATTAATGAGATCTACCATTCCGTTGGTGTGGCTGGTGAGCGAACCAAGCAGGATAACGCGCAGGGTATCGACAACTCTTCGGGGGCAGCGAAGATGTACGACTTCCAACGTATTAACAGTCTGCTGGTGACAAAAGCAGAGCGCCTCGAAAGGGCAGAACGCCAAATGATGGAGTTGGCTGCGAAATGGATGGGCATCGAATTGGATGAAGACCACTCTCTGATCGCTTACCCGGAGAGTTTCGATATTCGTGGTCTGACTGACGAATTTGCCGTCGCTGAGAAATTGTCGCTGTTACAGGCGCCTGATTCTGTACGTCGTCATCAGATGGAAATGCTCATAGAAAAGATCTTCCCGAATATTTCCGAAGCGATGCAAAAGGAATTTAAAAAAGATCTCTTGAAATTTCCTCTAAAAAATGCTCCTGATGCCCTTGAAAATAAGTTGGTATTTACTTATGATCGCGATACAGTCCAAGAAAGCGGACAAGATCAACCCCGAGGGAATGGGGACTCATCTACTCAAGAGACCGAGTGATAAGTAACGAAAAGGTATTTCTATGAATCTGTGGCAAATGCTTATGGCCCGTCGTGGCCTGATGGATGTAGCCGAAGCGCATGAGCGCGGCGGCGCTGGTGGCGGTGCTCCTGCTGGAGACAATGAGCAGAGCATTCAAGACCCAGGCAAACAGGGCGAGCAAAAAGAGCAACCGAAGGGTGACGACGACGAGTATGCCGGTATGACTCAGGAAGAGTTGCTGGCAGAACTGCGTAAGTCTAAGAAAGCCGGTGCTGATCTGTTGAAAGAGAATATGAAGCGCAAGGAGAAAGAGCGCACATTGGCCGATCAGCTGGCTCAGTACGGTGATATTGACCCGACGCGTGCTCGTCAGCTTCTCGAAGCTGAACAAGCCGCAGAAACCGCACGTCGGGAGGCGGAGCAGGCTGAACTGGAACGTCGTGGTGAGTTCGATGCTGTGAAAAAGCAGATGATCGAAGCACACCAGACTGAACTGGCACAGCGCGACGAACGCTACTCCGCTCTGGAGAGCGAGAACGCCGCACTGAAGGCTCAACTGGTCGAAATGACTGTTGGTGTTTCCTTCAGCAGTTCTGCTTTCCTGCGTGACAAAGTTCTGATGACTCCGGCTAAGGCACGCGTTATCTACGGCTCTCATTTCGAAGTGGGTGAAGACGGTAGTGTTGTGGGCTTTGATAAGCCAGCCGGTCAGAAAGAACGTGCAGTTCTGGTTGACGGTGAAGGCAAGCCGTTACCGTTCGAATCCGCGATTGAGCGCATTCTGCGTGCAGATCCGGAAGCTGACGCACTGTTGCGTAGCGAAGCCAAGCAGGGTGCTGGTTCCAATAGCAAACCGACCCACAAAGTAAGCCAGCCGAAGAGCAAGTCGACTATGGATAAGTTGACCTCCGGTCTGGGAAAAATCGGACTCAAGTAACATCTTAAATCATAGGGAAATGAAAGATGCCATTACTGCGTGATGAAGCTGAAAAGCTGTCTAATAACGAACTTGAGCAGGGTGTGATCGAGACCATCATCGATCGCGATGATCTGTTCGCTATTCTGCCTTTCATGAAGATTAATTCTAAGGCATACCTTTACAACCGCGAAGCTACCCTGAGCGAAGCTACCTTCATTGATGTGAACGACACCATCACTGAAGGCGCAGCAACCTTCAGCGAACACGTTGCGAAGCTACGTATCCTGGCAGGCGACGTAGACGTCGACAAATTCCTGGCGACCACTATGTCCGACACCAACAACCAGCTGGCAATCCAGGTTCGTCAGAAGGTGAAAGGTCTGGCTCGCGCATTCCGCCGCAACCTGATTCTGGGCGACTCCAGCACCAACACCAAAGCGTTCGACGGTATTCCGAAACTGATGCACGACGATCAGAAGATCGACATCGAAGGCGCTTCCATGACCTTCTCCATGTTCGACGAACTGGTCGACGCGGTGAAAGATCTGGGTGCGGACTGCATCATGATGCGCTCCGAGCATCTGCGTGCTTATCGCGCTCTGCTGCGTACCGTTAATATCGGCCCGTCCGAAATTATGATGGAAAACTTCGGTCGACCGATGTTGTGCCACAACGGTGTACCTTTCATCGTGAACGACTTCATCCCGACTGACGCGGGCAAAGCAAGCATCTATTGTCTGCACCTGTCCGAAGAGAACGGTGTGACCGGTCTGTATGGCGGTGAAAACGCTGGTATCGTTGTTGAGAACATCGGTACTGTTCAGAACAAAGACGCAACCCGTACCCGCGTTAAGTGGTACTGCTCTCTGGCGAACAAGCACGACAAAGCTATCGCCGCGCTGACCAATGTAAAAATTTGATCAGAATACTAGGTAAGTAGTTATCTACTTAATATGGGTGGGCTATACGCCCACCTTTTTTGTAGGAGCGATAAATGCCAGAACAAAAGATGAAAATCATGGAGGAGACGTTTGCGGATTTCACAGGGCATATGTGCCGTGCCGGATTCACCAACTCCGTCTCCAACGAGCCTCTGAGCGAGCGCCAGCAGAACCATCTTGCGGCTTGCTTCCGGACAGTTCCGTTCACGCAGTCTGTCAGCGTGGAGTCTGTTGCTCTGACTCCTGATTCTGTCTCTGTTGAGAAGGGGAAGTCAGTCAAATTGCGAGTTGATGTGCAACCGTCAAACGCAACCAATCAAAAAGTCACCTGGACTTCTCAAAATAGCGACAAAGCGACCGTGGATCAGAACGGTAACGTAGTTGGCGTAGCCGTTGGTACGGCAACCATTGAAGTGGCTTCACATGATGGCAGTCACAAAGCGACTGCGACCGTTGAAGTGACCGCAGCACCGGCTGCGTAACCAACATATGGGCAGCATAGCTGTCCATTAAGTGAGAAGAAAAATGAAACCAGCAAAAATTCGTTTATTGGAGCCTCAATTTTTGGGGTACACGGGGATTCTCTGCGGTATCAAGTTTGTAGACGGTATCTCAGTTGCTGAACTGCCATTCGTCGATCAGCAGCGGATTTGTGCTTCCATGCGTGCGACTACCGTTGAAGGTAAAAATGTATCTCCTTCTGCCGCGTACAGTAGCCGCAATAACTTGACTGCGGAAGACATTGTCGAGACGCCAGCCCCGGATATTGTGCCAATGAAACGTGGTGCGGCTGAAACAAAGCCCAAACCGGTACAGCGCTTTACTCGTGAAGAACTGGAGTCGATTGCGGACTGTGAAGGTATTGCGGGTCTTCGTCAGATCGGCAACCAAATTGGCGTGAAAGCCAAAGGCATCGTTGAAATGATCGAGGGTATCCTGAAAGCACAGGGCGGTGAGTAATGGCACAGATCGACACGTACCGTAGCGGGGAAGCCGTTTCCCTGTCGTTTGCATTTAACGTTCTGGATATTGAGTCGGCAACGTATACCGTCAGAGATGGCGCGGGTTCGATCATCGTTGATAACGAACCTCTCGATATTACTGAGGGGCAGATGTCCATTCCGGTTGTCGTGTCGGCCGAACACAACCTGCTTGCCGACAAAGAGCGCGATCTGCGTTACGTCCTCGTCAAAGCGGTGGCATCCGGTCTGACGCATGAAGAGCGCAAGATGTACGTTCTGCTAAATAGCTTCGAGCTGTCTATCCCAGGCCAGTCATTCGCAACGGTCGCAGACGCCCAGATGCAAGCCATCGACATGCTGAACGGCGACACTCTGTTGGCTGATGGTGACGGGCTGATGCGCAAACGTCTCATTGAGGCCACCAGACGCGTCAAAACGCTGCCGTTTTCAATCCGCAAAGTCCTTCGTATCGATTTCGATCGGTACGACCGTCCACAAAACATGCTGAACGTATATGACGTACCGTGGGGTGCTGACGGGGCATATCGTCACGATCTGATTGATTGGGAGAAGATGACGCAGGATAAATTCGACGAATTCCCTGACTACTTCAAACAGACATTAATGCTGGCCGTGGTTAATGAAGCCTGCGAAATCGCTAACGGCAATGACGTAGCGGCAGCTCGCGAGGACGGCATCCTGTCTGAATCCATTGGTGAAACGACAAATATGTACCGCACCGGCAAAGCGGCAAATTTACATGTGGCTCGCAGTACCTGGAGACTGCTGGTCAGCTACATCAACAACCGCATGATTGTTCGCCGTGCGTAACGCCAGTCGCATTATTTACTTCTGGTCGAAAGGCTCAAGACGCACAATCGCGCCTTCGCCTGGTAATGCGTGCGGATACCAACCACAGGGAGAGTGCATGAACATTTCATGGCAAGCAGAGATGGCGATTTACCGTCTGGGTTCGAAGAATGTCTACGGTGAAGCGCAATTGCAGTTCGTCAGGAAGACGAACGTCGGTGTCGTTAAGTTTGAACAAAGTAATGAAAAGTCATCGGTACGTGCGGACAGCTCCGGCAGTCGCGGAAAAGCCAATATGGAATTGTTCGATGCCGTTCTGGTGGTCCCACTTGAGGCCGCAGTGCAACTTGATGACGTTCTTATTCTTGAGGGGCTAAAGCTGAAGGTATCCAGTGTGCATCGTCGTTGGGGGTTACGTGGACGCCCTGGTCATCTGGAAGTAGGGGCAAACATATGGGCCTGAAGTATGACTCGCATCAGTTTAAGCGTGCTGGCGACAGACTCAATAACAGCCAGAAAGCCTTTAAGCGTTATCTCATTCGTGACATGGAGAAGCTGGCGCGTCTGGTTGAGCGTCTGGCGCGGGCAATGGCTCCGCTGGAGACTGGCTCACTCGAAAGCGCGATTTTCGCGAGAGTGGTCAAAGAGGGTTATACCGGGCTGCGTATTGAGTTATCGGTATCCGGGGCCAAGCCACGCGAGGGGCATCCGGGCGTTGAGGTTGGCGATTATGCGGAGTACATGGAGTTGGGTAAGTATCGTCTCGGCTATCTCTCTCGCATGAAGAGCGTCACCAACCCGCCAGTCGCTGGTGTGAAGCCACGAGTTGGGCCTTTGTTCCTTGAGAGAGCCGTACAGATCAGTGAGAAACAGTTCACTCAGACGATAGCTGAAGCGGCAAGGAAAGCAGGTTTTACGAGAGGTTGATGTGTTTATTGAAGCATTTGCGAGCCTGATGCAGAAGGCGAAGATCGGTACACTCGGCACTGACATCTTTTGTCACTACATGCCAGCCAATGTGAAGTCCGGTGTTCTGTTGGTTAATCCCAATACGGGGATCGCTATTGACGGCACTGTTGCAAATAGTC